GGACAGGGATCAAGCGGCTATTATCTACCGCGAATCCGCGAATATGGTGGAAGCTTCCCCGGAACTTGCTTCCATGCTACGGGTAGTACAGTCGGTTAAGATAATCGAGTTTCCGGGAACTAACAGTTGGTATAAAGCGCTCTCCGCGGACGTACCGACGAAGGAAGGGTTAAACATTCATTGTTTGCTCTTCGATGAACTTCACGCGCAAAAGACTGATGAACTATGGAATACGCTCAAGTTCGGCGGGGCGGCAAGACGGCAACCGTTAATCTTATGGATTACTACGGCCGGGACGGATACTACATCATTATGTTTCCGGCAATGGCAACGGGCGAAAGCAATACAGGAATCGCGAGAGATAGACATAGCGTTCCTGCCGTACATTGTGGAGACGGAGAAAGACGCGGATTGGACGGCGCAAAAGACTTGGGAAGTCGCTAACCCGTCCTACGGAATTACGATAGGTGCGCGGGATTTTGAAGACGATTGCAACGATGCGAAGCGGTCACCGCGGGATGAAAACACGTTCAAGCGCTACCGCTTGAATATGTGGACTTCGCAAATATCGCGATGGCTGTCCGGGGTGAAGTGGGAAGCTTGCAAGCGGTCTTTCGGGATAGATAATCAGAAAAAACAAAAGTGTATCATCGGTCTTGATCTATCGTCAACCACTGACCTATCCGCGGCGGTTGCGTTATTCAAAGAGGGACAGCGTTATCGCGCGTTGCCGTTTTTCTGGTTACCGTATGACGCGCTGAAGACTCGCGAGCGGGATAACCGGACGCGGTTAGACGTATGGGCCAGTGAAGGGTTAATCAAGCTTACGGACGGGGATGTAATAGACTACGAAGTTATTCGCAACGATTTGAACGCGCTGGCGGATATCTTTAATGTTACGGAAGTTGCTATAGACCCGTGGAATGCAACTCAGATTGCGGTAGACTTGCAAAAAGACGGTTTCAAGGTGGAATACGTTCGGCAGGGGTACTACTCAATATCCGCGGCTACGAAGGAATTTGAGAAGCTAGTTCTATCGCAACAGTTTGAACACCCCGGTAATGATGTATACACGTGGACGGCGGCTAACGTCGGTATCGAGACAGACGCGAGCGGGAACATAAAGCCGAGTAAGCGGAAGTCTTCTGAGAAGATAGACGGTATTGCGGCAACGATAACCGCTCTCGCGCGGTTCCTAAAGGACGTTAAAAAGCCGTCGAAATACGAACGGGGCGGCTTGCATACGGTGGGTAAAAATGGGAATACGTAACACAATCGGCCGCGCGGGTCTATGGCTTACCCGGTACGCTTTCGGCCGGCGCATGGCGTTGCGAGCGGCTAAGTATGCGGGTATCCCGCTACGTGACCCGGCGCTAGTGGCGTTGCTTGGGCATCAACCCAGCGCGTCCGGGATTGACGTAGACGAATCTACGGCGATGAACTATAGCGCCGTGTTTCAAGCCGTAAACATTATCTCGCAAAGTATCGCAACTCTACCGATTGAAATGTACCGCCGCGGGCAAGTGGGCGAAGTTGAAAAGAATCATCCACTATCGCATCTACTGCGCGTCTGCCCGAATTACGAAATGACAAGCGTAGTCTTCCATGAAACGTTGCAAGCGCACTTGCTAACGTGGGGGAATGCCTACGCGCGTATCGAGCGGGAAAAAGATAACAACCCCGATTCGCCGATTGTCGCTATCTGGCCGATGATGCCGAATCAAGTAGAGCCGGACCGTCGAAACGATAACGGGGAGCTGTTCTACCGATTCAAGGCAATGTACCCCGGTGAACACGACGAAGATATACCGACGTGGAAAATGATTCACGTACCCGGACTGGGTTTCGATGGTATCCGCGGGTACTCCGTTATACAAATGGCGCGAGAGGGTATCGGTCTTGGGCTTGCTACCGAACGTTGTGGAGCTGCGTTTTTCGGGCGCGGTGCGCGGCCGGGCGGTGTACTGGAACATCCCGGAGAGCTGACACCAGAAGCGCAAAAGAACATACGCGAGAGCTGGGAATTGCTTCACCGCGGGCCGGACAACGCGCATCGAATTGCGATACTAGAGGAAGGTATGCAATGGAAACCTACCGCTATCCCGAACGATGACGCGCAGTTCTTACAGACGAGACAGTTTCAGATAGTGGAAGTCGCACGGTGGTTCAATATCCCGCCGCATTTACTTAGGGACTTATCACAAGCCACGTTTAGCAACATTGAACACCAAGGAATAGACTTCCTTACGTACACTTTGCGCCCGTGGCTAGTTAAGTGGGTACAGGAATATGCCAGAAAACTACTTAGGCGCAAAGAGCAAGACCAATACTACTTTGGCCATGTTGTCAGCGCCTTGTTACAGACAGATACAACCGCGCGTTATGCGGCTTACCAAAGCGGACGAAATACGGGATTTCTTAAACTCAATGACATATTGCGGGCGGAGAATCGCCCGTTACTTCCCGACGATATTGGAGAGACGGTAATACAACCCGTGAATATGCAAGTTGCCGGCCGGGAACCGCCCCCGCCCGCGTTTGATGCCGCCAAGGTATCCACGGCGGCGCAGTTAATCGCGCAGCTGGGTATCGAAGGAACCGCCGCGGAAAACGTTATCAAGGAAGCCGGACCGCAACTAACCGATGAAACGGTACGCGAGATTGCGCAAGCCGCGGTGAAGGTAAAGCCGCAACCCGCGCAACCGCAACCGCGGGACTTGCGGGTAGTGGACGATAACGGCGCTAATCACGATGCTAGCGGAAAATTCGGCACGGGGAGCGGTAGCGGTAAGAAAATAAACGTTAAGGCGCTGGGTAAGAAGTCTTTCGCCGCTATCGCTAAGGTAGGCGGTACGGTAGCGCACGCCGAACACGTGGCGAAAGAGTGGGTACAGAGTAAAGCCGCGGACGCGGTAGCGAAGCTGCCGAAACCGTTGCAAAAGCCTGTACGCGGTGTGTGGGCGGCTATCCGGCTAGGCACCAAAGCTAGTTTTGTTGCCTACACCGCCGGGCAAGCGCTGGCGGAGAAGGTGAGCAAGGCGCGGGGAAGTACACCGGAGCAAGCGGCAAAACTTCGCGCTACGTTATCCGCGATTGATATTGCGGCGATGAAACCCGTTAGCATCGCGTTAGGCTCTACCGGCGCGGGCGCGGCGGCTATCGGTATTGCCAGCATGATACCCGTTGCATCGGCGGCGTACCTTGCGTATTCCGGCGCTGCGTATACGCTTAGCAAGGCGAAGAAAGCGGTAGCCGGTATCGTATCGCGACGGGCGGATAAGCCGGGTGAACTAATTCACCGGGTAGCGAAGTTTATCGAAAACGATTGGCACCATGCTTTGTTTATGGCAGCACTTAACGATAACACGGTTGCGGACGCGCTCGATATAGCGGAGCAAGCCGCGGAGAAAAAGAACGATGAATAAGTACAACCACTACACACCGGCCGCGGAAATTCGGATTGCGCCGGACAATCCCCGCATACTACTTGGACGGCCAGTAGTTTACAATTCGTGGTCAGAACCTATCGGCGGGCAGTTCCGCGAAATGTTACTCCCCGGTTGCTTCGATGCCAGCTTGGCAACCGGCCGGGATATCATCGCGACGATAGACCACAACCCGGCGCTTATCCTTGGACGTACCGAATCGGGTACGCTGACGTTGGGTAAGGACGATAGGGGTATCTACTGTAAAGTGGAAGCGCCGGATACGTCCTACGGAAGGGATTTGCTGATTTCCGTATCCCGCGGCGATATCCGCGGTATGTCCTTTATCTTCGACGTGGAACAGGATACATGGGGGAGCGAAAACGGAGAGCGCACGCGGAAGGTTAGCAAAGCTTCCCTGTACGAAGTTTCATACGTGACATTCCCGTCTTACCCGGCTACGGAAGTCGCGTTGCGACAATTGCAACGCGACTTGCACAATACGGCCGACTTGCGACGCGCTTTGCGGCTGCGGGAAGCGGAGCTAGACATTCGCACGAAAGACGATTCCGGGCATGAACACGCCAAAGACGGTAAGTTTGCCGCTACGTCCGCGGCGGGCAGTGCAACGGAGAAGGCGCATAAGCTTACGGTAGAATCCGGGCATAAGGGTGCGTACGGCCACTCAAAGCAAGCCGAGAGCAATGATATAAAGGCGCATCATCACGCGAAGAGCGGGGACAGTGATAAAGCGTCTAACACGCACCACGCGGCCGCGGCGTTTCATGAGGAAGCCGCTAAGAAACATATGAAGAAAGGTTTATTCGGTGTGAGCAAGAAAAATAAAGCCGCGGCCGAAGCGCATTTAGCGGCGGCTAAAGCGCATAAAGCCGCGGCGCATGCCCACGGATAAAAGAAAACGGCCGGCGGTTACCCGCCGGCCGTTTTGCGTTTACCGTCCCGCGATTTCGTTTAACCGCCGGATATGGGCCAGCGTCTCTTTGTACGCCAGTGAGATTTTGCTACGGATGTTAAGCAACCTATCCTCTTCCATGCCGGCAATCACGCGGGCGCGGATACGGATGTGGTTGTACAGCTCGTCAAGCTTGTAACCGTATTGCAGTGAACGCCATAAGTCCCCGATAAGATCGAGTTGCGTCCACAGTATCGCAAGTCGGTGCGAATCGGGCGCGGTTGCGATATCGGATAGCAGCGCGTTTTTCATGTTTATTAGGGCGTTGTTAATGTCAACGGTGTTCATGGCGGGTACTCCGGGTTAAGTTATCAACACAATGACAGTATACGGGGACACCCCGTATACTGTCAAGCGGAATTTTTATTTTTCTTTTACGAAGTGGTAATTACGATACTTCAACGGGCCGTCCGATAGCCGTACCTTCGGGTTTACTTTCACCGCTGAGAGAACCGCGATTTTACGGTTATCCCAGTCTATCGTTAGTGGGCGATTGAATTCCCGCATAACGGCGATGATGGCTTCCAATTGCGATAGCGTAATCTCCATCTTACACGTCCTTTCCGTTAGGGTTATCGACTTCATACGCGGCCTGTATCTTCATCCAATCGGCTTGATACTCCCCGGTCAACAGCCTATCCCCGCCGTCTAACACCGCGCGAATACGGCGGGGATCATTCGTCTTTTCCATTTCCGTACAGAACTTCAGCGCTGGCTCTATCCACGCGGGGTTACCCCGCAACGCGGCAACTTCGCGCTGAAGAATTAACCGCAACACGTCTTGCGTTGGCCGAGGAAAGTATATCTTATGCTGGAACCGGCTTGCCAGCGCCCCGGACATAACGGACTCAAACTCCGGTAGATTGTTGACCGTCGCGAGAACAAGGCAACGCGCCTCTTTGCGGATACTGCCT